TGAGTCTACATACTCTTTTGAATATTTATGATCTACCCGGTAAGGTCCGCTGGTTGAAATGCTTTTATCATAGTACCAAGTCGATACTATGCCTGTTTCATTAACATGCTCTCGGATATATTTGTCTAAGGGAGCTGGAGGTGCTTTAGGTACATATGCCATAACTCTTATTTTACTTAAAAATACGAACTAGTTAGCACAAAGGCAACTAAAATAAATAGTATATTGTGTTTGCTTCTTTCTCAGAGACTTTACTTATCAGCCTCCACCATGGGTTGCTTGATAGTGATTTTGGAATGTTGGCTGACCCGTAGTTCTTTTTCTTGGTGTTTTTTCTTTGACGATGGATTTTCATAGATTTTTAAGTTAAGTTTATCTATAATACATAGTGCCATCTTCCTGTGCCCTGAAGCGGTCATATGGCAAAGAAAGTCTCCACAATCAGTTCTTGAAATGCAGTGTGTCTCAATGACTATTGCTCTCTTAATAGAATCAACAAGTAGTTGTTGGAACTTAGCATAACGCTGAGGATAACCTTTATATACATCCCTTCCTGTAATATTAATACAAGTCACCGGGTCAAACCCAGTAATAACAATCGGAGTAACGTGAGCTTTGTTACATAAGTTAACAATTGCTTGAATATTCTTAACTGAGTTTATAGGGGGTCGGTTACCGGCCATGTCGTTAGCACCTCCGTAAATGAAGCAGTAATCAAAGTAAGGAGTTACTTTTGCTCTAGCCTCTTGAAGCATCCATGCTGTTTGCTTTCCACCAACAGCAGTATTAAGGTAAGTCATACCGGTCTTCTTACAGACTTGATGCTGCCATCCATAATCAGCCGCCGAATGTGAATCGCCAATAAATAAAGCCTTCTTTCCTTTAACTGAAAGGACTGTGTCTTGTTTGATTGTATCTTGCTTGATAGTATCTTGAGTTAAGACAGGTTGTGTAGTTGCTTTTGAATCTGCTACTAACCATCCTGCTATTAGACTTAATCCCATCAAAAATAATCCGTCTTTAATTCTCATTCTATTATCATTTTATAACCTGTTTCAATTGGTTCAAAGCCTGTAATAGTACCTTTCATCTTCGGAATAAACATATCGGCCGGCATTCCGGTTGTTACATAAGGTCCGCCTGAAGGATCAACCATACTAATCTTCTTAGTGTCTGAATATACTAACGATGTATATTTTTTAGATAGAGGGGTATACTCAAAAGTTTCTTTATTGTATTCATGAACTGCCTCCTTAAACTCACCCATAGTCATTCGTTCGTCAGTATCAACGTCGGCACAATAAGCTTCGTAAGCCTTATCGTAAACGTTAGGCCAGGCAAAACGGCACCATTTAAAATTTCCTTCCCAAAGAATGTTTCCATCTTCAGTTTTTGTAAAGGTGAATTTATCACCGTAGCGGTTAGTATGTATTTTACTTTGCATTATATTCCTCCCAATTACTATAAGTTAATCCCCACTGTAAACTAAACCATTGCATTTCTCTTTCTGCTGCTTTAGCATACATTCTCAAATTCTTCATAAGGTATTTCTTACCCCACTTCTTAAATTCTTCTCCTTGCTCAACAGTCATTGAGTATTCTTGAAACCATTTGTCTTTACCTAAAATATCATCGTAGGTAACATCATGGCCGGCAATAATAAACATTTGATTGATTAGATCAACAACTGCTTTCTCTCTCTTCTCTTCTCTACTTAATCGTTTTTTAGTCTCCATAACTTTTATTTGATAACATTAATATACGAATAATTTTTCTGAATTCCAACTTAATCCCACCATTCTTCAATCCTATCATTCATTATTTTAAATAATAAACGTTTTGCTTTTTTGTGTTTGGCTATTACATTTTGAACTGCTTCAGATGACCTTACACCGGATTTACATAGCTCATCATAGTAATACTCATTTTGAAGCTTATCAATTAATCGAACACAAGTCATCATTAATTCTGCATCACGTTGAGCATTATTATGGAAACCATTTTTGGCTAAATAATCGGCTTGCTTTTCTAACTTAAATTTTAATACCTGAAAGATATAATGATGGTCCCAATCTCTATCATTCCAAATTACCCAGAACCATTTGTATAAGTTCTTAACTCCATACTTGATGTACTTATGTTGGTAAGGTAATTTCCATCTCAACCAGCGGTATAAACGCCAGTACCATTCATTATATTCTTCGCTCATAACTTAAATAATTCGTAATTACTATTTTGTGTTTTAAACTTAACATAGTCTTCTCGCTCTTCCACAATTTCTGTGATAGAAGTTGTTAACCAAGTAAAACTTATTCGGTGTGGATCTAATATACAAGATAAACCAATTTTGGGTTCTTTATGTAAGTCACTAAACCTGCCATTGTATCCCCATTCAATCCATCCCATCTCTCTTCCATAATGCGTTAAACCATCACGTTCACGAACTAGTTTATATTTAGCGTTAGCATTAGGATCACCAAACAGTACCTTACCTACTTCATCATCCATTTTTAAATTACCATTCTCATCTTGAGTTAGGTATATTTTGTCTTGTTTAATCTTGCTCATAATTTCTGTATTCGTTTTCTAATTATAAATTTAAGACATCCTTTCCAAATTAGCAACCTACATATCCATTTAGGTAACCAACCTGCCATATAAGGTTCGGTTTTAGTTAGTATATAATAAGCTACCTCAGGACTACCTTCTACTTCGCTGAACTCAATAGTGGCTTGTTCACCTCTTGCTCTGAAGTAGAAGTAGTGACCTAAGAACCAACCTTCTGATTGTACTGGGCAATTGCCTGATGGTTTGTAATTCCATTTAATCATATTAATCCATTTCTTTACTATACCCTAAGTTTAATTCCTGAGCTTGTTTAGTTAGAAAGTCTAATTGCTTATCTCGATTTTCTTTTTCGGCTTCTAGTGTCTCTAATTGTTTTTCTAACCAACCAATATTACCCCAGATGATATGTGCATTAGGATCTAGTTCTTTAATTTGATCTACAATCTCTTTTTGTCTGCCTCTAGAATAAAAACCATGTTCAATATCTTCAGACAGGTTTTGTAGATGCTCAGGTGCATGAATTGAAATACGTAAATCATACCATTCCCATTTAGTTTTCCAATCAACAAAAGCAATTCCTTTAGTTAGCTTTCTAAGCAGGTCGTGCAAGGACCAGTTACGCACTCTAACAATAGATCTATCACTACCAAATACGTGAAGGAATCGTAAGAACCATCTTGGACATAGCTTAGGCTTAGCTTCATGGTCCATAGCAAGTACTAGAGGGTATAGAGCATTAAAGCAGTCACCTTCTTCATTCCATAGATGTGTTCCTAAGTAACCATATTTCTCAAATCCTTTAGGAAAGAAGATGTATCTGAGGTCATCTAACTTAATATCACGGGTGAAAATCATACCCCTCTTTCTTCCTCTCCAGAACAAGAAGAAATACTTAATGTCTTGTAAGCGCTCTTGTAAGGTAGGAGGCTTATAAAATTTACTATTTTTGTCTATTTTGCTCATAACTATCTAAATCTTCTTTTAAACGTTCTAAAAATGTTTGTTCTCCATCATCATCACTTACCAACCGATCTATTCTATCAGCGTAGGCTTTAGCTTTTCTAAGTAGGTCTACTCCTTCTTTAAATTTTTCAATTACTTCATCTGGGTAATCATAGTAGTAAATTCTATCATCCCAAACTTCGTGCCATCTATCTTCGTCAGCAACTTCTTTTTTATTTCCTTCAATTATCCTCTCAATTGAATCAGCAATCTGTTCAAGTTTATATTGCTCGTAATCAAAATGTCCTCCGCTCATAACTTTTATTTTCCGTAAAATGTTTCGTAGAACCAGTCTGCTAAGTTACGTTTCATCTTAGTAACCTTAATATCAACCCGGCGTTTGGCACAAGTAATCATGTAAGTTCTTGGCTTTTCTTCCAAGCTTCTAACGTACTGCTTTAATGCTTTACCAAAATCCTTCTTGTAGATATTAAATAAGAAGAAGAATAATTTTCTCTGATTATAATCTTCAAATCGCCATTTACCATTCCTCATCTCAGCAATCTTAGTCTCAACTGAAGATTCATGCTTACTATAGATAGCAAAGTGGGTTGGGTAGGTCTTAAAGAATAGCGAATCAGTCTCGCTTAAATGGTAAGTAAATTCTGGTGTTATCATAACTTTTATTTTTTAGTCTTCAAATCTAACGTACTTATATAGATAATTGTTTGAGGTTTTGATGTTTAGTTTTTCCATCCAACGTTCAAACCATGTTGGTTTAATAATGATGACTTGCCATTTATCTGCATAGTCTTCGGCTTGTTGGTCTGTAAGTACTTTATCATCCACAAGTCTTTGGATTACTAAGTCTTTAACTGTGTTTGCGTTTTTGATGTCTTCCTCTAGGGAAAGTACCATTGAGTCTAGTGCTGCCATAACTTTTATTTTTTATATCGATTTTCGAAAGAGTATTTTTGAACTGCTGCCACAACAAGGGCGATAAATCCGTAGAGTAGTAGTACTGTTAAATATTTCATAACTTATTTTCTTTATCTTATACTTAATATACGAACAAGAATTCAATAAAGCAACTGTTAGTAAACTTTCCCTAAAGATTCTTTTTTAAATCGGTTTGTTGCTTCTTCAATTTTAGATCTTTTACCCCATTCTGAAAGGTGTTTATCATTCTGAATTGATTCTATTTGGGTTTGGAGTGGGATTATTTCTTCTTTAGGTCCGGTATAGACTTCGTAAGGTTCCTTATCTTCATCTTCTATCCTCCATTCTTCCTCAGGTATATCTTCCACTATCTCATTTAAGACTTGATCCATTGCATGATCTTCGTCCCACTCTTCTTCAACTAAAGGTGCTTCTAACCACTCTTTATCCTCTTCAGTTAACTCCTGCTGTTCCTTCCTTCCGAAGGCAAAGTTAGCTGCGATTACTAATGCAATTGCCAGAGGATCAAATACAAAAATAATAACTAATAGGAACCAGTTGATAATTTTATCCATCGGTTGGCCGGTAAGTCCAGATAAATACTTTAGTGGACCTAACTCGGATGAAACTGTTGAACTAGTTTTAACTTCTAAGATTTTGTTCTCTAATGAGAAGATAGAATCGTTAACCGCATCAAGTTTACCGGAAAGCTTTTCATCTGATTTAGATGCTGATTCGATTTGTTTGATACTTGCATTGTTGGACCTAACTACTAAGTTACCCTTCCTGTCTGTAAACTGAGTTGTTGATCCTTTAGAGAGACTCTCCTTCAATCCAGATAGAGATTCTTTTTCTTTGTAAATTCCTTCTCTAGTTCCTTCGTAAAGTTTCTTTTTAGTTTCAAGAGCAAGTATTTTTTGATCAACGATCCCGGCTCTGTTTGCTGTCTCTTGATATGCTGATGATAGAAATCCATAAATACCGGCTGAGGTTATTAGGATTAACACAAAGGCTGCAATTGTTAGATAGGTTCTAAGAAACTTATTTAGTTCAGTCCAGTACTGGTAAAGTAATGAAGCAATTACTAGCTTAGCTACTTCCAGTGATCCTGCCATAATTCCAACTGCAAGACTTGCACCGGCGAATAATTTCATGATACCAGACACAGAGTAGAAAGCAGCCGAAGCAGAAACTGCTAGAGCTGATAATGCAATAATATATGGAAACAGTTTTTTACCCATACTTTTAATGTATGTAATAAATAACTAAAAAGCAAGTTATTTTTCTTTGTGTTTGTCGATCTTATCTAGGATCGCTGTTAAGGCTTCGTTCTTAATAAAGCCGGCCTGTTCTGCATTCTTCAATGCACTTATTACTTGAAATACTATTAATGGAATTAAAATCGTTTCTGATAACCATGATGTTCCTTTAAAACCTGCTTCAACCATTATCAATGCTGTGAGAGTGATTATCCAAGCAACTAATGTCTTTAAGATTCTAACTGCTTTGTAAGTTTTAAATCCTTCTCTTTTGGTTCCGGCAATCACTCCAAAGAAACCATCCATGAAGATTACTGCAACAACAGCAAGGTACTGCTCTGAGTTTTCCATTGCTAAGTTAAAAAAGTAGCTACATACAAAGGCAGCCGCTGCTGATGTTGCAAGTAATGTCGTCTTCATATTATCCTATTTCGTTATCTAAGTGGTCTGGTATTCCATCTCCGTCAACGTCACAAATTTCAACGTATCCGAATGCTTTCATGAATTTGGCAACCCTTTCTTTCAAGTCGTTGTCAGTATCCTCAAACCAATCTTCTTTTAGATTGTCGTGATCTAGGATATTAATTAATGCTTCGTAAAGTTTATCAACATTTTCTACTAAATAGATATCAGATGCTGCAAAGTCTAAACTAAATGCATAATCGTCAATCTGTGGGATAGATAAAAGAGAATCGGTTTTACCAATCTTCTTTTCTTTAAGGGTCATTTCCTTACCAAACTTGTGGAAATACTCACCCACATAAATGTATCCTTGTCCTTCTTTTAATTGAAACTC